ATCGGTGAGAGCGAATAGTTCAACTTGTAGCTTAGTCGCAAAACGACTGCGTGCGGCTTGATTTGTATGAAGGCTTTGTCGATGGCCGTCGTCCACTGGACCATCGCATCGAGGACCGGCTTCTGGTATTCGTCGCGGCGCGTGTTCTGGGCGATCGGCAGGCGCAGCCAGGAACCGTCCTCGCATTCTTTGGACTGCGCCTGGAGATAGGCCACGTAGCGCCCGCCCTCGACCTCCAGCCGGACGCCGGATTCGTTCTTGTTGCGGTGCCCGCGCACGCTGAGAGACGCCGCCGGCCGCCACTGCGGAATGGGCTGTCCGCTATAAATGCGCCTGGAGTCGCGGCTATAGGCCGCGTCCACTTCGCGCTCGGCGGCGGAATAGGCCGCGCCGCTCAGTTCCTGCTTTTCATTTTTGCGGATCAACTTGATGATCGCATTGCGATCCTCGCTATCCTCCTGCCGCCAGCCCTGCTCGCGCGCATAGAGCGCCATGGCGTGATAGTTGCGGTAGCGCGCGGATTGCCAGGAGAGATCGCGCAGGCGCTTGTAGAGTTTTTTGCTTTCGGCGTTGCGCCAGTCGATATCGACTTTGAGCGCAATGATGCGGTGGCCTTCGGTTTCGGTGTTCACGTTTTCAGTTTACGCACCGGCTGGCCGGTAGTTACGCTCCTTCAGTTGCCCCTCCAGATTTACGGCCACTGCAACGCGCGTGTACCAACGCGCGGAATGGCAAATCATTTGATCCTTCAGTTACCTCTCCAGACTTGCGACCACTGCAACAAAAACTCATTGCAATAACCCTTCAGTTCCTCTCCAAGCCCGACACCGTTCAACCCTTCAGTTCCTCTCCAAGCCCGACACCGTTCAACCCTTCAGTTCCTCTCCTCAAAAGCCCGCTGCCGCGGATTGCGGTGACTGAAGATCACCTCGTGCAATGTGTGCTGGAGAGGATCTCCGCTTGACGGGCTTCCACTACAAGTTTAATGCGCCCCCGACGTCGGCGCCGGATTCAGGATCGCGTCCACGATCGCGACCTTCGCCGCATCGCTCGTCGTAACCCGATAGATGCGATCACGCGCCGTCCCCAGCCGGTTCCACAGATAGCGCCCCTTGTTGCCGCTCACGCTGGGCGCTCGCGTCTTCGGCGTGTTCCACGTCGTTCCGTCGTCATCGGACCAGTCGAGAGCGAAACTCGGCGCGGTCCCGTTTATCTCTGCGTCGAGTTGGAGCCGGTGATGAAAGACATGGACTTCCTCATTGCTCAAATGCGGCGCCTGTCTCACGCGGTGGATCGGCACGCCGTTGTCGGTGAAGATGCCGTGCTTCATCTCGTAGATATTGCCGTTGGCCCAGTCGCCCACGAAGTGCTTGCCCCATACGAACGCATGGCAGCGCCCGCGGTGGCGCTCAAACGATGTGCCGTTCCAGTAGGCCCGCTCGTGCCACATCTGGCTTGCGACGTCGTATACCCACGTCGCGTTGGCCGTCTGGAAGTTGAGCACCCAGAACTCGTGTCCCTCGTCGGTGTAGGCGTAGCTGTAGGCGTCCCAGACCGTGCTGTAGGTGCTCCAGACCTGCTCGACGGCGTGCGTACTCACGCGCACGGGCTGGAAGCCCTGCAGCCGGTAGGCGACCGTGCGGCCGCGCGTGTCGCCGCCTAAGAAGTGCAGGCCGCTCGCGAGCGACTGGATCGACCACGGCGCGACGCACCCGATGTGGACGAATCCGCCCGGGTCGCGCACGAATCCGCCGGCGGCGTCCGCTGCGCCCTCGTTGCGCCAGACCTCCGTACTCCAGTGCGTGCCGAACAGATATAACTCCTCGTGATCGGCGTAGACCGCGGCGATGTTATCCGGGTACGCCTCTTTGACGCTGACTTCCAGGCCGTCCCACGCCGTGCCGTCGTTGGGATTGGAGAAGTAAAACGTCTTGCTGTCGGGCGGCGCGATGATGAAATACGTATCGAGGAAGCATCCGGTCCTCGCCGCCATGTTCAGATGGCCGCTGATCGAAAAATCGACATTGGCCTGCACCGGCGGATAAGGCGGGCTGACAAGGATGTATTCCTCGTCCCCGAATGCGCTGACGGTGTAGGTCGCGCCGCCGAGTGTCAGCGTCTGGCCCACCATCCACGCCCCGAACTTGTCGCCGCTCACCCATGCGATTCCCGGCGCGGCGTAGCTGTTGGCCTTGCCGGCTGCGGACGTATCCATCGTGGCGGGCACGATGTTGGGACCGCCGTCGATGTACGCCTGGCCGGCGCTCACGATGAGGTTCTGCGTTCCGTTGGGCCAGATCGCGACCGGCGTGTGTTGCGCGTCGTCTCCGATGGTGATGCCGCCGGTTCCAGCGCTGCGGTCGGTGGGAGGATTGGCGACGGGGTCTTCAAAGACCTCATAGTAGTGATCGCCTCCCACGGCGAACAGGCGGTCCTCGCCCGCCCACAGGGCGCGCACCGGCGCGTGGCTGAGCGTCGTGAACAGCGTCAGGCCGGGCGTGCCGTAGAGGGCGACTTTCGACTTTGCGCCTGCGGACTCCATGATTTCCGGGTAGAGGTTGATTGTCCGCTCGTTGCTGACGTTGGGCGACCAACTCTGGTAGGTTGGTCCGCAGAAGCCATCGAAGCGCATGGGATAATGAAGTTAGCCGGAAGCTATCCGGCAGGAGAATCCTAATTGACTGACCAACAACTGATGACGTTGGCGCTATCGGTGATTATCCCGGTGAGCGTCATGATCTACTCGAATAGCAGAGTGACTGAGGTATCGAAGCGTATCGATGATCTATCGAAAAGGCTTGATGAGCGCTTTGATGAACTGAAAGAGCACATCGATAACGCTTTCGAGCATATGAAACTGTTGCTCCAACTTCACGAAGCAGAGCACCACAAGAAATAATCTCCGCAGTGCTTCTCCGCGCTCGTGGAGCGCCCCCGGAGTAGCTTCCGGGCACGGCTGGCGGCGTTACGGCCAGCCCTTACTGCCCCACATAGATATTAAAGCCGCCGCCCCCGCACCCGAGCGCCCCGCCGTCCGTCGCATCCATCTCGATCGGCTGCATGTTGAAAGACTTGATCGCCGCCTTGCTCGATATCGCCAGCGCGTGAACGCCGTCCTGCGCGACCTTGCCCCACTCAAGGGCGCACCGCTCGGCGAGGTTGTATCGGATCGCGTCCGCGTATCCGGGCGGGAAGACCACGTCCTGCGTCTCCTCGTCCACGCCTGTCAGCGGCGTCCACGTATAAAGCACCAGCTGCGTCGCCGTCTGCACCGCGGGCGCAGGGCGCAGGTAGACGGTCGCGAGCGGAAAGCCGTTGTCGTAATAGACGCCCTGCGCCCCCGATGGCGACGGGCCGCCGCCCAGCTGCCAGCGCTGGTCGGTGATGACCGGGACGGGATACTCGTAGTCAGAACTGCCCGATAGAATCCACGCCGCGGACTCGATGCGTAGCGGGCGGTCGGGAAAGTCGCCGCTGGGGCCGAAAGTGTAGCTCGCCTTGCCCGACAGCGGGTACGACGTGCGCCCTACGGTGTAGATGTTCAGGTGCTCGAGCGACCACGAGTCGAGCATCGAGTTCATCACGAACAATGCGTCGGTGATCTCGCTGCCGTTGGGTCCGTAGCCGGGGCGCAGTTGTCCGATGAGGCGCAGGGAACTCCGAATTAAATCATAATAAGTCATATAACCGATGCCTAACACTCAGGCTCTACAGGTCTTTTACGGGACTCTTCCCCTGCTGATTGCCATTCTGCTCATGTGGCTACGCGAACAGACGATTCTGAAAGACATTCTCGCGAGATTGACATCGATGGAAACTTCGCTCAGAAGCTACGGCGAACGACTCACGCGCCTTGAAGAGCGCGTCCCGCCGCTCGTTCATCACAACTAAGCCGCCGTCTGCGCCGTAGCGCCCGATCCCGGCGCCATCTCACCCATCACGATCGCATTGAGTTGCGTGATCGCGTTCTTCGATTCGTTCGCGATGCCCACGACCTCGGGCGGCGCACTGCGCCCGTATTCCGGCGCAAGATCGATCGCCAGCGCATAGCACAGCGCACGCTCGAAGCCGTCGGGCAGATCGATCACTTGCGAAGTGCTAGTGAATTGCGCGAGCGCCGGATGCGCCCAGATCTCGAGCGTTCCCGAGGCGGGCCGCGGCGTCAGGTACACTGCGGCGGTCGGATAGGCGTAATCGCAGAACAGCGATTCGGCGAACACGCCCGTGCGCGTCTTGTCGGGTATGCCGTTCCATCCAAGCACATCCACGATGGCGGGCGACTGGCTCGTGCCGATGGACGTGATGACCGTGGCGCTTTTGATGCGCAGCGTGCGCGTGGCGAGGTTGTAGCTGTTCGCCCCCGTCAGCGTCACGGTCTGCTTGCTGATCGCGAACAGCGGCAGCTGCTGCGCGTTCCACGACCGCACCAGCATGTTCAGCTTGTCGAAGCCGTCGTTAAGGTCTTCGGGCGAAGGCGTCTCGCCGGCGGCCACGACGCCGATCAACTGGAGCGATTTCTTGATGAGGTCGCTGACCTGCATGGCTTACTTCTTCTTGGGCTCTTCCTTGGACTTCGACTCGTCTTCCGCCTTGGGCTGCGGCGGCGTATCGCTCCACGGGCCCCCCTGAAGCTTGCCCTCGTCCTCGGGGCTGTTGACGATGACGTAATTGTTCTTGTCCTCGGCGAACTTGGCCCCGAACTTCATCTTGGGGTAGTCCTGCTTGACGTAGGTGTCGCCCCACTCGGGGCCGAGCGCCGTTTCCTGCTCGGCGTTGGCTACCTGCTTGGGCGGTTCGGTCTTGTGGTATTTCCACTTGGGATAGGTTGCCACTTGCGGCCCTCCTGGTGATGAGTAATAAAAACGATCAGGCTGAATGTCCATTGATTGTCTCCTTCAATTGGTTAGACGCCGTAGCGGGCGCGTCAATACGTTGCACCTCGCGCCCGTTCGGCGCAAGTCCCCACTGCCCCTGCAAGTCGTGCTGCCGCAGGAACAGCGTCAATGCGCCCTGAATGCGTCCCTCGGCGGCGATCAGTTGCCGCTGCAAGTCGGCGATGACGGCGATAGTAAGGTCGTCGAGCGGGTAGCAGGTTTCGTTCATCAGATCAAATCTTTCCAGCAAATATAGGCGCGCGTCGATCGCACGACTTCGCCGTGCGGAAATATCCAGGTATCGGGCCTGGTGAACCGCTTGACTTTGCCCTGGTACTTCTTATCGATACTGGCCGCTTTCTGACATGCGGACGAACAATAAACTTGCACGATCCGGCGACCGTATTTGTTAGCCTGGAACTCCTGGCCGCAGCGGAGGCACTTCTTGAGTTCTAGCGGCTTCCTGCCTCGTCCCCACATAAGTAGTTTTATAGGTACTTCTGAATCGTCGCCTCGACCGCCGTCTGAAGAGTCGCGTCATCCACCGTCGAGTCACCGGTAGCGGCATCGATATCCCCTTGCTGGATATTCGAGTCTTGAACGACTCCAGGCTGTAGTTTCTGAGCTACGATAACCGGATTATTGTAAGCATCCTGAGCCATCTGAATCATTCGTCGCTTCTGTCCGTCTGAGACATCGTAGCTCTGACTTGAGAGAATATAACTCGCCCATTTAAGCGCAGCCGATCCGATTCTCTGCTGAAACGGGACGTTGATGCGTAGGTTGCCGGATTGCGCGTAATTGAGTGCCATAGAAGTCCTAAGTGAGGTTCATCGTGAACGCCTTCGTCGTACCGGTCGAATACTTGTAGACGCAAATTAACTGATTCGATCCTTCGATTGAGTAAAACTGCATCTGAGAGTTGCCCATGAGCGCCGCGTTGAACAACGTATTAGTCGTAACGCCGTTAATCATTGGACCTGCTACGTGTAAGGCAGCGTTTGGACTCGCCGTGCCTATTCCGACGTTGCCGCCGTTCATGGCTAGTTTTAATGGGGCAGCATTGATCTCCAGAGCACCAAACGTACCGGCTCCGCGAGTATAAGACTGTATATAACCGCTTGCCGGAGTCGCTCCAGGATTGTACACAATTTCGAGTCCTGATCCTGTTGTAGGAGCGCCAGCAAGATCGGTGACGCGAATGAATCCCTTAACATCCAACAGAGCACTAGGACTCGCCGTTCCTATTCCGACGTTGCCGCCCACCAGGACGGTCACCAGATTGGCAATCGTCGCTACTGCTCCAGCCGTGCCGCCATAAGGCGCTGAATTTATCTTGAAGGCACTTCCACTCGATCCGGCGCTCGAGAAGTACAACTGGAAGCCGGGATCGGTGCCCTGTATATACCGCCAGCTACTGCCGTCGTAATACAGGTTGTAGGAATAGTTAGCATCGAACGATACGTTGGACGCCGACAGCCGCTGGCCGATCTGCAATTGCGCGAGAGGATTCGTCGCCCCGGAGACGCCGACGTTGCCCGTCGCCGATATCCGCATTTGCTCGGCGAGAGAGCCGCCGTTATAAGTCCCTAGAGCCAGCCCCGCAGCCTGGCTTCCGGCGTTCTCGCAATACGATTCGATGTAAGGTTGCAGGTCAGTTCCTACGAATCCAGCGGTCGGGCCGAGCCTGATCCTCACCTTGTTCGCGGTGTTCGCTCCCGCCGCGTTCGAAACGGTGACCGCGTTCACCCGGCCCGCTGACACGTTGCCGGAAGATTCGAATAGCCCATTGATGGTAGAGACTCCGATGCCGATGGCGTTCGCATTCTTCAGCTTGAAATTCGCAGCATCATGGTCGCTCACCCACGGCGTCTGCACCGCGGCGATGTTCGCCGAAATCTGAACCGTAGTCTTATTGTTAGGAGGATCGTCTTCCAGACTTAGGGAGATTCCAGATCCCTGGATGAACGAGATTGACGGCCTGGTCCCGACTACAGTAGTCCCAAAAAGCACTTTCACCCTTTGGTTCGTCGTATCGTCCACGACCGACAGCGTGCGATCCGCGCTCAGGTCGCCCCCGCCCGTGAGTCCCGTCCCAGCCGTGATGGTGCGTGTCGTGGGCGGCGCTCCGACCTGCGCCGCGGTGTAGTCGCCGCTGGTCGCCACGACCGCGCCCGTGCGTCCGAACACGCTGGACACCGCGCCGCCGCCCGAGCCGGGGTCGTAGTATGCGGAGATGTTCGCAGACGAGTCCTGCTGCCACTTGATATTGATCTTACCCGAGGGCGCGGCGGGCGTCGTGTCGGAAAGTTGAAATTGGGTAGCCATTACCAACCTGTCGAATGCACCAGCGTCAGAATAGAGTCGTAGGGATTGCCTTCGCTGTCGATGCCGAAGCCGATATGCGTCGGGGCGCTTCCGACCAAGGTTGCAATCGTGTTCGTGGTCAGCGTGACCCACGTCTCGCCGTCGGCGCTCACGGCCAACGCAAGGTTCGTTCCGTCATTGATACAGCGGTAGTATTGCAACGGCCGGATGCTCTGCGTCGCGGGATTGAACGGATTGCCGCCGCTCGCCCATGACGTGACGCTGTTCCAGGCGTCAACGGTCCTCGATCCGTCGCAGCTTGGCCCGCACGAGCAGAACTTGCCCGTGCCGTTGGCATATAGCACTAATCCCGACCGCGTGTTGCCCGACTGATGCATCAGCGTCAGGAACGATACGACGACGGTGTAGGGCGTCGATCCCGGCGCCGCGCGCAACAGGAGACGCCAATTGGTGCCTGACACGACTGGGGCTCGTAGGTACACGCCGCTTGCGGTGTCCCCGCCGGTCGCCGTTCCCTGATTCACCCAGGACCATCCGGCATACGCCGGCGGCTTGGTGACCGGCAGGAAGAACCCGGAGCTGCCCGGGATCGTGACGTTGGTGCGCCCGTTCGCTGAGTCGTCTACCGCCGTGACGCCCGCACCGATGAAGTTCAGCTTCAGACGCTGCGCGAGCGCCGAGCCCTCGTCCTGCACCGTTAACTGGGTGCCGCCGCTCGACGCATCCCCGATGATGACGCCGTTCACCATCAGCGGGATGCCCGCCGGTCCCGGGTCGCCCTGCGGCCCCGTGGCTCCTGCGGGCCCGGTTGCGCCTGGCGGCCCCGGCACGGTCGAGTCCGCGCCTGCGGGCCCGGTCGGTCCCGCCGGTCCTGTGGCGCCCGTAGCTCCCGCCGGCCCCTCGATGCCCTGCGGGCCCGCCGGCCCCGGAGGTCCGGTGAAGTGCCCCGCGTCCACCCACGACGACGTGGTAGAGTCCCAGACCCACAGGTGCCCCGTGTCCGCAGCGATCCAGGCGTCGCCGGGAACGCCGGTCGTAGGTAGGTGCGACGAATCGGGAACCGTGCCCTTGACTGCGATGCCCGTTCCCGGCGGTCCCACGGGCCCCACGGGGCCGGCGGGCCCGGTCGAGCCCTGCGGGCCGGTCGGTCCCTGGATGCCCTGCGGGCCGCTCGGCCCGGGCGGCCCTACCGGGCCTTCGGGCCCGGGCTGGCCGAGCGCGAAGCTGCCGCCGAAGGTGGACGCGCCGCGGAGCGTCGCGGTCAGGCGCGGGGCGCCCAGCGTGGCGGTCAGCGTCTGGGTCTTGATATCGGACATGTGGGCTTTGCCAATTAAGCGACGACGGCGACCAGCTGCCGCGCGCTAATCATCTCCCGCGTCACTTCCTGCGTTACCAGCACCTTGCCGGCGAGCACCGTCGTCACCATTCCGCCGGCATCGGTGACCTGCAAATCCCAGACGTACTTTCGCGTCCCCACGCCCAGCGTCACCGTCACATCATGCGAGAGAAAAAGATGCACGTCGGGCGACACGATGTTAGTCTCGAACTCCGCGGCGACGACGGGCTGCGCGTCGGCGACCGCGGTTCGGATCTGCGCCTGCGCGGTGTAGCCCGTCAGGTCGGCGGGCGTGCCGTCGAGGTTGCGGATCGTACACGTGGCCGCATAATCGTCCCCTTGGTACAGGGAGAGGTCGGCGTTATCGGGCATAACCTAAGCCGCTTGCGTTATACTGGAGTTATGACAATCGATGAAAGATTGGAGTTCCTTGTTAAGGACTCCGAATCGTTGCATTCGTCTATGCACGAGGCGTTTCAACGGATGAGAGAAGCCGACGAAAGGCAAGTCGCCCTGAATCGAAAATTGAATAAAGCCATGCGGGCGATGGCCGCTGCCATGCGAGCCGCCTTTGACGCTTATGTTGATGAGATCGATTCCATCGACTCCGATGAAGAAACGAACGGCCAGCACTGAAGCTGAGATCGTCCGCGCCGCGATGGCTATCCTCGGCCGTCGCGGCGGCCGCTCGCGCTCCAAGGCGAAGCGGGAAGCCTCGCGCAATAACGGCAAACTCGGCGGTAGGCCGAAGGCCGCGAAATGACCACCGATAACTCTTCGTAGCCCGTCGTAAACAAGGAGCCCTGGCACGTTCTCAACGAGCACGTATCGGGGTCGAAGCTCCCCAACGATGCGGGCGAACTCAAACCAAAGGCCGCTGCGAGTTCCCTCGATGCCGATGCGCTTTCCGGCTTGGCTAAGGTCTTGACATGGAAACCCACCCGCGATGAGATCGACCGGCTCCAGTTCGTCTCCGGTGAGCTTGGTGATGTCGCCATAGCGTTTAACGCCGGGCCAGTGCTTCGCGAGGATGCGCTGGGCGAAGGGGTCGATCTCGCATTGCCAGCGGCAGTGAAGGCCGGCGGCATCAAGCCCTAAATCGATGCCGCCCACGCCTGAGAATAGGGAGCCATAGGTCATGCGCCACGCTACAATGGAATTAGTCGGCTACTAACCGACAGGAGAAACCTACTTGGACACCAACCTCGCCGCAGCCATCGTCAGCGCTGGCGGCACTACCTTAGTCGCAATCACCGCGCTCCTGATCAACAGCAAGCGCCTCGATGACATGAATAAGCGCATGGACGACATGGGCAAACGCATGGACCGGATTGAAAACAAGCTGGAGCATATCGAACAGTTGCTCGTCAGCTACGCTCTTGATGTGGCGCGCATCAAAGAGAAACTCGGAATCGCCTGATCTCCGTCGTGCGCTTCTCCGTGTAGACGGAGCCTGCGGCTAGTAACCGCTAGGGGGCGTAGGTAAGCGCCCCCATCTAGCCCTTGACGCCGGAACGCCCCGCCTTCTTTTCGGCGCGTCGCCAGCGCTGGTACTCCATCATCTTTGCGTGACGGCACGGCTTGCAATAGCGGATGCCGTTTGGAAACGTGCTGTACTCGCCGCCGCATTTGTCGCAGACTTCGCGCCTGGCGTAGCGTGCGGCCATGTTGTTACTGGCTAGCGTGTTTTCTTGAGCGGTAACAAGCCGTAAATGCTTTACGTTGCAACATGCTTTGTTACCACACAGATGGTCAATTTCAAGGCCGTCTGGTATCGGGCCATGATAATACTGCCACATGAGCCTGTGAACGGGCATCATGCGACCGTCTATCCTGGTCTGTCCATATCCCTTGCCATATTTTGATCCGATCCAGAGATGGCAATCCGTTTGGGCATCGATTCGGATCTTGTCGGTAATATCGCTGATTCGATTCCGTTGGGCGAGTCCGAAGCATTCCTGCGAGCAATATTTACTTCTTGCAAATTGCGTCGCTTGGCGTCCAATGCGCCCGTAACGTTTGCCGCACTGCTCGCATATCTTGTAGGCTAGACTCCTGCGCTCGGCTGCCGCTTGGCGTCTAGCCTCATGGAAACATTCCAGCGAACAAAAACTGCTGTCCGCATATTTCGCCCATTCGTGGCCACGGTCATAGGCTTGTGGCCGAGGTCCGTAAAACTTACCGCATTGCGCGCATTGCTTGGTTGTCATGCAACCATCATACGCTAGCTTAAGATTGAATGCGGCATGCAAGTTCAGGATAGAGCGGACTCCAACCGTAAAGAATGTCCAACCGGCATGGGAATAAATCCGTGCTGATGTTGTACTGCCTCACCATGCGAATCGACAGCCCCAACTGGTCGTCCGACACCCGCGACGCCATATCGACGCCGCCCGGCACCGGCAGATCCGCGCACGCCAGCGTAAACGCATCCCGGTGGAACGCGAGCCCCTGCGGCGATGTCTGACTCGCCGTATACGTCAGGGTCAGCGGCGCCGATGCCGCGGGCGACGCCGTCACCGTCTGGAACGCGCCTGACGGCGTAATGGGCGGATAGATCGGGATCGTGGCGTTCCCCGATGCGTCGCTCGATACGTCCGCAGTCACGGTGAAGGTGCGCAGATAGGACAGCGGCTGGCGGTTCTGCCCGTTGACGGCAGTGACGCCCGTAATCGTGAACGTGTCGCCTTTCCGCAACCGAAGCGCGGCGGCCGCGGTAAAGCCGCTCACCAGTAGCGACGATCCGGTCTGGCTGCCGCCGGATACGATCGGCGCGCCGCCGAGCGGGCCGCCGGTGTGCGTGCGCGTGTTCTGATCCATCGAGAACTTGAAGCCCGCGGTCAGCCCCATCGTGCCCGACTCGTATTGGTTCGCGATCTTGTCGGCGCTCTGGAACAGGCCGGCCAGTCCGCCGACAAGCGTGGCTTGCATCTTGGGCGAAATCACGGCGCTGCGCAGACCGTCGCGCGGCGCCATGTTGTCGTCGAGTATCGCCCCGGCATCGAGGTACGGTTGCAGCGTAGTGGGCGGGCTGCCGATCGTCCCGATGCTGTTGGGCACGGTATTGTACAGACTCATGCCGTCGTAATCCACCTTGTTCGCGACGACCGCGATCGCGGGCTTGAGGAAGCGGTCGCTGAAGTCGTCGATCGACAGGCCCAGTTCTGCGGATGAGAACTGGATATCGACGCCGAACTGCGTGGTCAGCGTGACGGGTACGCTGGTTTCCGTCGAGTCTTCGATGGATATCGGAGCGCCCGTGCGGCCGATGTACTTGGGCGGCTTGCGGACGTTTAAGACCGTGCCGATCTTTGCGCCGCTGACGCCGAAGGCTTTGTCGTAACTTCTATTGACATGCTTCGTAAACGTGAGGTTGTTCTCCAGCACTCTCAGCGCTTCGCGCGTGATCATGCTTATGGTTAAAAGCGTGTTGGGCGTACACTTACCCTCTTCTAGCGGCTAACGCTAGATGTCCTAGCAATGAATAGCTGCAGTCACCGCGCCTTGGCGGCGGCGATGTCGCGTTCGCGCCTGCGCTTGAACTCCTGGTAGGGGAGTTGGTCGTAGGGCTTCGTCGACATCGGGCCGCCGCGCGTCACCGGCTCGATGGGCTCGGGGGCGCGGCTGACTGCGGGTCTTTGCGTAGGAGCTTTGCCGTTGCTGGTAGCCGTAATCTTCGCCTCGAACGCGCCTAGCGCCCGAATGGCGGCCAACGGGGGCAGCGATGCGATCCGCTCCAATTCCTGCGGCTGCTTTGCCAGCTCGTAACTGAGCATTGCGCCGTCTTCAGAAGTCGCGATGGCGTCCTGCAAAGGCTTCGACAGGATGATGTGCTCGGTGCCTGCCAGGACGTCGTCAAAATCTTCGTGCTTTGCGCGGGCCTGCTCCACGCGCGACCGCCAGGTCGCGGCCTGTTGCTGCGCCTGTTCCTGCGCAGTCGCCGCTTGCCGCTTCTGCTCGGCCTTCGCGAACGCCTGGTCAGCCTTCCAGTCCGTCAGAGCCTCGATGTATTCCTCGTAGCTCTGGAACGCTTCCTGG